TCCTCTCATATAAATTGTCATATCTTCTAAGTTATCAGAAGTTAGTGCTGATAATGAACCCGTTGTCCACTTAGAATCATCCCAAACAACTTCTAACTTCGGTGGATATATTGTATGAGTTTCACTTGAAAAGAAACTAAAATTTCCATAATGTGTAGTGTTTCCTTCTTCCACATTTGAATTTTGATTACCTATACTACCACTTCTCTTTACCATAAACCCTTCATTTGCATATGAAGAACCACTATAAATCCAATTCTTTACAATACCAGTTACATCCATTCTAACATCTGCTGCTTCATGTGTAAATGATTGAGAAGCCTCTAAACTATATTGACCTGTTGAACCACTATACCAAGTTCCACCTGATGCAGAAACTTCATTCCATTGTGTTCTTGTGGTAGAATTATCTTTCCATTTCCAACCAGCTCCATCTTCAATAATAGGATTTGAATCTCGTTTTCCTGAACCATTTGTCCAAGATTGACTAACTGGATATGCATATAGATACTGAGATACATTTAATGCCTCGGAATTGGCATCATATAAATTTAAATAAAAAGTAGGATTTGTTATAATACCATCAACAATAGATTGTGAAATAGTAGTTAAATCAAATTTAACTAATGCTCTGGATATTTTAATTACTGTTCCAGCATCGTTCATATCTTTTCTAATCTCTAATATTTCATCGAGACTTGTATTTTGACTACCACTATCTTCATAGAGTGTAGTATCTTTTGTTGGGAACTCAAAATAATGCATTTATATTCTCCATTTAAAACATAACACCAACAGAATCACCAACTGCTCTTCCCTCTATGTCTGAATTAGGATATTTTAATTCAAATATAGATGGATCTAACGAAGGATAAACGATTCCATCTTTTGTTGCGTAATTTATATCATATACATTCCCAGAATATCCATCTGCTGTTTGCCATTTATTAGTAATTAATACAGGCTGATTATGTGGGTTATCTTCTGCAGGTGGAACAACTGCCCCTACACCATCTACTAATGATAACTGATATGCCAATTCTGCAATAATTATTGGTTGATTAATTTGCCATCTATCAGTATTAAAAAAGTCCTTTACCTTTTCAATACATCTCAAAGTAACTTCAGATTTATTAAATCCTTTTCTTGCTATAAATCCAAACTTCACTCCTATATTAATAATCCATGCATTTTTAATATTAATTGCATCGGTTACTACTCTATATTGACTAAGATATGTTTTTAAATTTTCTTTTACTGCCGTATTCAATTGAGTAAGTTTTTTATTTGCATCATATCCAAGTGTATAAAGATTTAATGCCATTGGATTTGGAAGTCTTTTAATAGATGATTGTATATCTTTAGTTTTAAGTTGGTCTAAATTTCTCTCATCTATAAATATATTTGAACCATTAGAAGTTTCCTTTTGCATAGATGGAATATTTAATTGTTCATCTTGTACTATGTATGCTTTTGCCACACCACCATACTTTGCATTCATAGCATAAGTTCGTGTTATGTAATCTTCTTTTGTTACAATTCTACCTTGTGCCTGAAAATATGCTAAGGCATTTTGTTTAATTTCTGTTACTGATTCTGATGATTTTCCACCAGTTGCTGGATATGGATTAGTTACTGCTACAGAATTTTGTGCAGTAGTAACTGCGTCTGAATCAAGTCCAGCAGTTTCTTGTGTAAAATTAACATCAGTTAAATTTGTTATACTATCTTGAGGTACATTATCCTCAGTTCCACCACCATAAGAATATTTTATTGTTAATGTTGTATTTGCTGGTGCCTGTCCATAAGCTTCTGTTTTTAGAAAATTGGCAGGATCAAAATATGTATCAAGTTTAGATGGACTTCCAGGTAAATTAGAACCAACTGAATTTGGATTTGGTATAATTTCTTCATCTGGACTATCTGATATTCCCGAACCAAATCTCAATTCTGTTGAACCATCTTGTACAATATATGTAACAAATCGTCTTGGTGTCTTTTTTAATTTTAACAAATATGGTGATTGGTCACTATACTGACTCAAACTTGGATCATTAGCTGCAGTATTTTCTACATCTACATATGTCGTATCTTGTGCTAAATATGGAACTTCATACCACTTGTTACTATCACTATCTGTTACTGATATTATTTCTGTAACTCCTTTTTGTGCCAATTTTATTCTTGGGTATGATTCTGCCGAACCAAAATCAAAATATTCTGTAGCCATAGTTCCACTCTTAACCCTCACGGTTTTCTTCAATAGATAATATGATGGTACATTATTAGTTGCATCAACTTCATAAATATCTATCTCTAATGGATCAAATGAACTCGAATATTTAAAATTACAATCCTCTAAAGTTCTAAAAATAGTTCCGTTTGCAGCACTCATTAATGTACCTTCATTCACGGTTAATGCATAATTCATATCTGGTTTAACTGCTGTACCAGTTCCAGTAGCAGGTACGGTTTGGAATACATCAACATTTGCAAAAGATGGTTGTGCCACTTTTGGTTTATATCCATAAACTTGTGCCATCTCATAGATTGTTTTTCTATCCTCTGCATAAGCTAACAACATTTCCTTAAATTGTGTGTCCACATAATAAGACAAAACATCACCTACATATGATGCCATTTCTATGAACATCATACCAGGAGAAGCTTCATTAAAGTCATTATATGTATTTGGATAATAAGTTTTTGCAAATTCCATTAAACTATTTCTAAAGGCACCAAAGTCTTTATTTAAATATCTAACATCTTTTTGGACTTTTTCCGACATTTTATTTCTCCCTATTCACCCGTAGCAAAATCTAATGTTATAGTTTCAAATACATCTGGATTTGATGTAAGACTAAATTCAATTTCAATAACCAGTTTATTTGGTTCTATATCATCTGGTTCTACATTCAATTTACTAACTATTACATGCGGTAACCATTCTGTCATGGATTCTGATATCTTTTCTGTAACAGATTCTATAAGTTGTTCACTCATAGGTTCAAACAAAGTCAAAAGTAAATCAGCACCAAATGTGGGTTGTCCTACTCTCTCACCTCTATTTGTCAATAATAAATTTCTAATATTACTACCTGTCTGTGAAAGTGTCGTAGAATGGCCTGGAAAAAATCCACTTCCCTCATCGTGATTCATTGGTAATTTCAAACCAATATTCACATCTGGGTCTAAATCCAAATCTAATGAACTTCTTGCTCTACCCATTTATTAACTCCACTAAGGACGAAAATTCGTCCCACCTTTTTTCTGGTCTATTGCTTTCAAAACTGCTGAATAATCTCTTGTTAATGCATTTTGAACATGGTCAGGAACTTGGTCAACATTCACACCAGCTTTCTTTATAGAATCAACTGCTGCTATTTCTCGTTTCTTTTCCTTTACGGACTCCGTGTCTCCTAAACCTGTTTCTCTTGCTAAAATTTGATTTATTTTACTACTATCAAAGACTCCACCACCCATAGTTTCATATCCACCACTTTCTCCTTGTGGAACTCCACCAACGGTTTCATTCAGAACTTTATTAAGTGCCTCATTTGAGGTGTAATTTACTTCCTTTTTAGGTTTCTGAACTTTTTTTGGTTTCGGAGCTGTAACTAATTCAGTAAGTGAAGATGAATCGTTATCTTTAATAAATATCTCATTCATTTGTTTTTTAACTTCCTTACGAACTACCAACTCGATTATCTTTATTAGTTCTTGTTTCTTCATTGTAAACTCCTATTCTTATCTAATAAATATTTTGTTTTTATCTTTATACTAATTTTCCGACAACTGGCCCTGCTGCTGGTGGTGCAGTGTTACTTCCCGCACCTGTAAATATACTTGTTGTAAATGATGTGTGTATTGATTTTGCCATCACATCACAAACTTGTTCTATTGTTCCACCATCCATACCTTTTTTAGTAGATGGTGTAAATGGTGGTGGTGCCGACATTACGGTTGTACCAACTGCATTTATAGTTTTAAGTGTATTACTAAAAGTTGTCATAAGTGCGGCAAATGTTGCTACACTAGCAGAAATTAAACTCATTGTCGGATCCATTAACTTAAAACTCATCATCATTTGAGTTATCATTGCTGTCTGTCCAGGTGTTAAAGTGGCTGCATTAACTTTTATCTTTTTACCAACTACTGATGGATCTGGTGCTCCTGATGGTGTTACTAAAGGTGCAGTAATCTGTACTTCAGCATCTTTTGCATAATCTACAATAGCTTTAGCAAATCCTTCAGCACTATCTTTTTGAGATTTTACATCTCCTCTAACATCCGTAAAATTTTTTATAAGATTCTTTTTTAATTTATTTTTATCTAACATAATTAATTTGGTTTCATTAATAAATCACAAAGTTTTGCACGAATAGATTCAAAATCGGCAACTGATGGTGTTGCACTTATAGGTCCACTTGGTCCTGCTCCAGTTGGAATTGCGGTTATATTCAAAATAGATGTAATAAGTTCATCTAATATATCAGTTAATGCCTCACCATAAACAAGATGTTGTTGTCCCATATCATCTCTTTCTTTTACATATCCTGTCACACCTTGTGCCTTACCACCTATTCTTATAAACGAACCTTGATTATCTTTCATTCCTGCACAATCATCAAGATGTACTATTGCACCATCACAAGATTCTAAATGTGCTTTATCATCAAGTGTTAAAAAAGATGGACATTCACTTGATAAATAAATTTTATCTGCCTTTCCTGATTCACCACCACCCAAATCAAGTCGTGAATTTCCTGGTGTAATTAAACTTATACCACCTGGTACCATAGCCATAGAAGTAGCTCCACCTGAATTCATTGATACTCCGTCATCTGCATCAACTGTATAACTTTTTTGTGTAGAAAATCCTATACCATCATGACTAAATCCAAGTATTTTACCTTGTTTAGTATTAAATGTAATCCTATCACTATTAATTGTAATTTGTTTTCCACCATTTTTTGGTTGGTCATCTTCTTGTTGAGATGACATATATTCATGATTTAATGCATTTGTATTTGTAATATCAAGTTTTACAGATTGGTCTGATGTCATCCATATAGAAGAACCATCTGCATTTACATCTTCTTCTACTGGTTTTTTAGGTGTATTTTTTAAATTTTGTACAACTGAAGATTTACCAAATGCATCTGCGTCAACTAATTGACCAACTCTCATTAAAATATTTGGTGAATCAGGTTTACCCTCATCATCTCCGTGTGATTTTGGTATAATATGACTTCCCAATCTAATTGAATTTCCCCATCTACCCTGTAAAACATTATCACCTTGATATGGCCATAATCTTCTAATATCTTCATCTATCTCAAAGTGTTCATAAATAAAATCTTCTTCTTCTAATTCTTCTGGTCGTGTTCCACTTCTACCAGGATTAACTGCTGTATTGGGATTACCAAATAAATCTACTCTATTGACATAATAATCTTGACCATTAAATGTTACTATAATAACATATTCACCTCTTATGGGCCATCTATGCTCACTTGGGTCTAATGGTGGAATAAAACTAAGTGAATTAATATGGTGGTTCTCTTGACTTATTAGTTTTCTTGGTTTTATAGTTCCAAGTTTACTCCAATCCTTTCCACTACCATCTTCTAATTCAGGAAGTTGTTCCTCTCGTAATATGACCTCAATAACTTCTGCAAGTTCTAATTCATAAAATTCCCACTCTTTTGGATCAACATTACCTTCTTTAATTAAATTACGAACTGTAGATGTTGTTGGTAATCCTCCAGTTTTTTCTTGTTGAACAACATTTGGACGCTTAGAGTTTGAACCTTTAAGATTATTTTGCCAATATCCCATTAATTATCCTTGGCTGTTTGAATATCATCTGTGATTTCATCTGATTTTTTTTGTATATCAACAACCACATCATCTATACTTTTGAGTAGTTGTTCTTTCTCTTTGTCTGATAAACCGAACTCTGCTTCTGCACCACCTTTGGATTCAGCAGAAATTAATCGTTGAACTACGGTAGCC